AAATATACGTATCAAGTATTCTGTTGGACAGCCTATGGGAGCTTATTCATCTTTTGCAATGTTGGCTTTAACACATCACTTTATTGTGAAGTGTGCGGCCATCAAAGCTAGAGTATTCAATTTCGAAGATTATTGTATACTAGGTGACGACATTGTTATTTATAACGATGCTGTTGCCGTAGAGTATCAACTTCTTATGAAATCACTAGGTTTATCAATTAATCCTAATAAGTCAGTTCTGTCAAATGATTTTGCAGAATTTGCTAAAGTTTTAATTGGACCTAAATGTAACTATTCTCCTTTAGGAGCAGGTATTATCCTGCGTACTATTAGAGATAAAGGTTACTTTGGGGCTCTTGTGGCAGAATGCTTCAAACAAGATGTGTTAAGTGAATATAGTGCTTTACTCAGATTGCTTGGTAAACTTAAGGGTTATAAAACCCAAAAGTACCTTGCATTGTGATCTGTTTTCGGTCTGAATGGAGCAGTAACGAAGGGATCAATAGAAGATTCACGTGTTCTCACACGTGCAATTACTATAATGTGACCTTCTGCTCGTACAGATGCTTTTAAACTACCATATTATGTCCTGAATGCCGTTCGGCAAGTCAGGCTTAATATGTTAGCTGAAAACGTTAGAAATTTAACTAAAGAACTAAGTTACTTCAATCGTCACTGGTACAGTACTTTCGTACTTTCCAATGTGATTGGTTGTAAAAGTTCTATGGTTAAATGATCACTCTGGATCTTTGAATCCATATCTAAAATTATATCACCTAGTTTCTGAGTGTTATGGTTTAGATTTGGTAAGAATATCATCTCACTTTTGAATCTATATTTCTTCCTTAATTGGACTGAATTTGATTCAAAATGGGATACTATTCTGTCTTTAATCTCAGATAAATCACTGGATATGGCATCTATAGACTGGCGAGATAAGAAGGAGGTACGACGGGTTTCCCGTTATGCTCTTCTTATCAGAGCTTATTCCTTAATATATAAGGCTCATTATGAGATAGATATCAACGACCACTTTAGCGACTGAGCTTTTACGCTCCTCATTAAACGT